CAACAAACTTCTTGCCCCCAGACTTCTGCCGTTTGGGGCTGTTGCACTTCATCTTGGACTTGTCGATCTTAGCCATATCAAACCGCCCTAAAGTTTATGCGTGGTAGAACATCATCAAGTCAAACTGCGGAACAACGAATGTAACAAAACAACCGTCTTTAAACAGTACACCCTCATCCGGCATAAACGGGTCGTCAGAAGCGTTGTCAGTTCCAATCGAGCGAAACTGAATTAGTTCTGTGCCTGTAACACCACCGTTCCGTAGGTTAGCTATTCCAGCGGTTCCGCCAGAATAAAAAGAAAACCCTTGCAAACGAGTGCGTCCTGCGAAGATTACACCTGCCGCATTAGCATTAATGCCAGCGGATACGTTTCCTGCGGGATTGCCAACCGCAGTTATGCTTGCAATTGTTTTAAAATAACCAGAACTGGTTGCTGTTCCAGCATTAGCGCCCGTAAGGTTTTCGGTAAGAGCCGCACCATTTACATCTGTGCCAACTATATTAAACGACTTTGAAGAATCGTTTCCTGCGGACAAAATTGTTACCTGTCTTGCAGAGGCGTTTGTAACGCTTCCGCCAGAAGCTAAAGCCCCGCCAATAACCAAGGCTGCGTTGTTTCCCACTGAAGTGGCTGTTGAAATTCCGTCCGCGTCTAAAGCCACCTCATCGCTGATGATGACTGGGGTTACGTCTGATCCTGCCATATTAATCTCCTATAATAAAAGGTGGGGCGTTAACCCCACCAAATTAATAATCACGCAATCTGAACGTACTCAATGATAAATGTGAACGATCCTGCTGTTGTCGCATTAACTGTATTAGTGATGTTGCAGAAGATAGTTCTTTCGGCGTCTGTATACTGAACAGAGGCTGGCGCTGTCGTGCCATCTTGCGTCTGAAGAACTAATGCAGTCACCGTTACGTTGTGTACAACAACGGTTGTACCAGCATCCAAGATTTCGTCTGCCTGAGTCGCAACAATTTGTGAGCCAGAAGACGATGTACCAACTTCGTATCCAATGTCACCACTTCCAATAACTGGAGCAACGTCACAAAAAATCTTAATGTTAGTGATGATTGTATCGGCGGGTTGTGTAAACTCACCAATCGTGGGGCTGTCGCCTGCGGTTGTGTTTACTGTAACTCCAGATGCAAAGCCAACGTGCTTTACGAATTTGTTTGTTACAATGCCTGTTGAAGCCGTGTTCGCTACAGTTGTAAAAGCACCAGTTGTTGCATTTCTAGAAACAACCTGAAAGCCGCCTTCTGAACGCACTGGTCCGCTAAATGTAGAATTACCCATGAGAATCTCCTGTCAGGGTTAAGTCAGTCGCCCAATGCGACTGTCAGGGATGCCCAAACAGTACAATAGATTTTTACAAAAAGAAAGAGGGCAGTTAAACCGCCCTCTTTCAAACAAGAACATTTGTTCGTGTTATGCGCCGGGTGAACCGAATACAGCGCGTGGGTCACTAAAGCCGAAGCTATAGCGTTCACGAGCTTTAAAACGCATGTTGCCTGTGTCGAAATCAGCTTCCATGTTTGTGCGCATAGGTGAGCGCTCAAAATGTTTGAAGCCGTTAGGAGCATCAGTTTTAAGGAAGAACGCATCGGGATCAGTCAAGAAGTGGTTGACTGTATATCCTTCTGGGAGCATTCCCATGTTCTTTATCGCGTTTAGATCATTGTCTGAAGTGCCAACACGCAATGTTGATTCCAACAAACGATCCGCAATAAATTGCAGTTGTGGTGGAATAATCATCTTAGTGCCACGAAGAGCAATGATCATGTTACGCTCATCCACAAAGGTTGAGATGTCAATAAGAGCATTTTCCAACGAAGTTTCGTTGAGGTCTGCTGCTGTTGACGGCTCATTGCGGAAAGTACCACCACCCGCAAGTGGGTGAAGAGTAGAGCAAAGTTCTACGCCATCGCCACCAGTAAAGCTAGAGTTGAACGCATTGTTCAATACTGCGGCAGCTTTTACTTGCTTTGTGTGGGCCATAGAACGGGCCAGTGCTTTAGTGTAACGCGCTCCAAGACGATCATAGAGATTGTCTTCGATTGCTTCTTCAGTAAGTGCGAATGCAAGCGCTACAGTCTCGTGTGAGTAACGAGCAGTGTAGGCTTCATTTGCGTTATCAAAAGAAACGCCTGCACCTTCGGATTTTGTGGGAGCATTCCCAAATCCGACGAGCATAACTTCTTCTTCAAAAGCACGATCTGAAGTTTCTGTGTCAAAGATTTCAGCATGTTCGCCTTCGTAACGATCATACTCCATACCGAACAGGGCGTTGAGGCCCGGCTCTAGTTCTTTAACTAGTTGTGAACGTGAAATAGCCATGATTCAATCTCCCTATGCTAACCCAGCGCCTTTGACGCCGAATATATGGTTTTGAATGACTACTTTTACATTCGTATTTGCTGTTGCCACATCACTGTTCTCAGGGTCTTCAGAAATATCAATAGCCTTGAGGGAAAGCGTAGTTGCAGTTCCTCCATCAGTTACTTTTAGTTCAGCGCCTGAAATACCAGTAGTTGTACTACCAGCAGTTGTGTAAACAACGTCGAAATTACCAAACAAGTCAGCAACTGGAAATGCTGCATCTGCTTGCACTTCAAAAATAACCATTGGGTCATCAATAATGAAGGCAATAAGATCAGAAGCATTAGTGCTTGCAGGGTAAGAATTAGAGAACCTTTGTTCTCCTGTTGTGGGGTCAGTAAATTGACACCCGTTAAATACGCCAACAATAGGTACAGTCCCGCCATCGGCGTGAATTTCCACGTTTCCACCAGTTACTTGCATAACCATGTCACCTTGGAAAATAGCTGTTCCGTAGTTTGCGGCGATTCTGTATCGGTTTTGCCCACCAGTATAGGGAGTTCCCCCTACACGTCCAATGGGGCGTAAGCCGAAGGCAGCGTCTTGATTCGCCATCTTTACTCTCCTTCAGAGTTTCCGCGTCCTTTTTGTCCAAAAGAAACGGATGATTTACGTTGAGCAGCAGACTTTGGCATGGCTGGGTTGTTTTCACGCATCCAGTCACGATCTACTGCGTCCATTTGATTCTGTGCTACACCTTGATAGTGTGCATTCCGCTGCTCGGCCAATTCAACAGGGATGCGAGCGAGAACAAGTCCACCAACACCAATGGTGCCAGCGTTGCGTCCCTCATCTACTATTGGTCCAACATAATCGGGATATTCCTCAGCGCGAACGAGGTCCCAGCCTTCTTGCCGTTTTTTATGTACGTTAGTCTTATCATCGTATTCCATTACGGATTCACGAATCCAACGGTGCTTAAAACCGATTGGTGGTTCCGGGGCTTCTAAAGCAGAACCCGGACGCCATTGTTGTGGGCGCTGTGCGCTCTCCCGCGTACCTGAGTCGCGTGATGTCCTGTCTGCCATTTTATTCACTCCGCCTATTATCTATTTTAGCTACTTCTCGCGCATACTTATCGAGTGGTATTCTCATTTTCTTCGCAAACGCAACTTGACCCGGCGATAATTCTACCGATTTCTTCCGCCCTGATTTTACTGACCGTCCATTGGACGCGGGAGCAACAGTCTGAGCGTTGGACCGTTTCTCCTTAAACTTTTGAGGCATTTCCTTACGCATACGCGAGTCGATTTCTTTATAGTAATCGTCTGACGTAGGATCGTAGTCCTCTTCCAAAACTAGAGTTTCGTGAATAGCTTGAGCAGTTCGCGTCATAATGCGATCATTTCCAAACCAGCTATTCTTATCTAACCAACCATCTAGTTTTTTATCACGAGCGGGAGCCGCTTGTTGCTGCTGAGGCTGCTGAGGAGCCTGAGCTTGCTGTTCTTGTTGCGCTTTCTGCTGTTGGCCTTGACGTTCAATCTGACTCTTTTGAGAGCGAACTTTGTCTTTGGCTACAGCAATCTGAGCAAGAGCTTGTTGAGCTTTAGCCGCACGATCATAATCGCCAGCTTCACTTGCTTCTGCGTAAGCACGAGTTGCTTGGGCTTCTTGAGACTTCAAGCGACCTTCGGCTTCTGAGTTGTATCCTGCACTAACTTGTTGCAGGCGAGTCTTCATGGACTCGTTTTCTTTTTTGATTTCTTCAGCGTATTGATACGCAGCTTGAGCTTCTTCGGATGCTTGCTTGCGTTTCGCTGTGAGTTGATTGATCCTGCGCTGAACGGATTCGCTATAATTTTCTAGCTCATCGTCCCCGGATGATTTACCACGAACATTTGTTCGGCTTTCATCGTCGCCGTCAGAAGAATCAATATCATCTACTTGATCTTCTTCAACTTCAACAGAAGTACCGTTTTCAAATTCGTCGTCTTCACGAATATCTTCAGACATAGCCATTTTCCTTGCTCTCCATTAACTTATACATACGAAATGTCTTTAGGGTCAAGGATTGTCGAGATAATATTATCGTCATTTATAATACGAACCTCAAGTCCTTCCACTTTGAACCTATTTCCACTATATCTTCCTATAAGAACCCAATCTTTCTCATTACACCAAGGACCACTTGGGAACTTCTGGGTGTCGCTGTATGCGTCTGGTCCTAGCTTAACAACGTAGGCCGCAACAGTGGCGAAAGATTCACGCTCGCGAACTGAATCAGGAACGATAATTCCGCCCTTTGTTTTCTCGCTAGGATAATAAGGAATGATGAGGACGCGGTAGCCTGTAGGCTGTGGCAGTCTCTCTAAAGATGATTGCTTTATTTCTGAAGGATCATCTGCGTTTTTGTTCTTGGCACCTTTACCAAAGGCATTTTCTAATGGTTTGGGAATCTCTGAAGATTCTCCCGTGACATTTCCCGCTGCTCTTGCAACGTGTTCTGGCACAAATAACTTTTTAGTCATCCGCGTACTCTATACCTTTCATCGCGACTTTGAGTTCTTCCTCAACGTAGGCCATGCCGCGTATTTCGCCCACTATATACCGATACTCCTCAAAGGTTTGTATCGAACCGTCCGCAAGCCTGTCTTTTAGACGGGCATCGCGCTCACGAATGCTCTTATATAGATATTCTGCTAAGTGTAGTGCATCCATACCGCATATAGTATGAGATTATGCGGGAGATACAAGTAGAAATACCAAGAAATCAGAAAATACCTTGGAATCTCTGGGGCCTTGCAATACTGCTGAACCTACTTAGATTTTTTGACTTTTGTTTTTTTATTTTTGGCAGGATTTGCAACTGGCTTTTTAGTCCACGCTTCGTTTTCTGATGTGGCTGGGTCATCTGCAATAAAGTGTCCGTTTTCATCTCGCGCCCTCACTTCTTCAACAACAACTTCTACTTGAACAACAGGTTCTGCTATGACAGTTCCACGCTTTGCTGCACGAATTTGTTCAACCATTTTATCTCTTACTGATCCCATTTTATTGATTCCTTGTGTTAGAGTTTAGAGCCGCAATGTCTCTCTGTGTTTGAATGCGGTTTTCTGCAATTCTAGTCTTATCTGCTAATGCAGCCTCAGAAACATCAATACGTTGCTGCGCGGTAAGAACATCATTCTGTTCTCTTTCACGAGCAAACTCTTGCTTTGCTTCAAACTCAGCTTCTTTGCGCTGTAAGTCAGCAGCCTTCAACTGGAGTTCTTGGTTCCTGATGTCCACAAGTGGATCAGACTGCTCAGGTGGAGTAACCGCCTGTACAAGCTCCTCTGTAAGATCAGCAATAATTTGTGCTGCAAGAGAATCAATCTGTGGCTTAAACTGCGCCATAGGATCAGCAGGAGGCTGTTGACCTTGTGGTCCACCCATCTGCCCTTGTTGTTGCATCATTTGAGCTTGTTGCTGCATCAT